TCTGTCAGAAGTGAGCACTCACTAGGGGGGAGGGGGTCTGGCTGTCTGTGTAAATTTGACGGTGCCTCCCCCATACTGAAAAAGCAAAATGGGCAAACCACTAGGTCTTAGCCGTAAGAAAAAGTAGAATATGGAAACTTCCCCGAAAGGATAAAAGTGAATTTGCCAAGAACGCTTCCAAAGACGGATACGATGCGTCTGAAGGAACTCAAAGAGTTGCTGCTTAAATCTGGCGGCAAGACGGTCGTACAGAAAGTCCTGGATATTGCGATGGACGACGCGCACCCTGGCCAGATGACGGCCTTGAAGATGTGCATGGACCGAACGCTACCAACCAGTCTGTTTGATAAAGAGAAAGGCGCCCGAAGCGCCGTCAATATCACAATCACAGGGATTGGAGGGGCTACAGAACAACCGATAGTTATTGACGCAGTAGAGGATGCCAGTTACACTATAAAGAATAGTGAACAGGAGAACTCATGAGACGAGAACTTAGTGTAGAAATTTTGCGAAACAATGTGAGCTACAGCCCAGAAACTGGTGTGTTTACTCGCATAAAAAATCATCCAAAGCGCAAATATTTGGCGGGGTCTATTACTGGGGTTCAGAGGCCCGATGGATACATCCAAATCATGATCGACGGAAAAATTTACCTAGCGCATCGATTGGCATGGTTGTATGTTCATGGAGTCATGCCGAAAAAAAATATTGACCACATCAACGGAGTGAAAACAGACAATCGAATAGAAAATTTGCGTGATGTTGCTCAGTCTGTAAATTTGCAAAATCTACAGCGCGCCCGTAAAAATAGAAAATCTTCAAGACTTCTTGGGGTCAGTCACTCAAACCGAGGAACTTGCTTGGCTCGTCCATATCGCGCACGCATAGTGGTGGATGGGCGCGAACTTTCATTGGGAACTTTTGCAACCGAACAAGAAGCACATCAAGCATATTTGGCCGCTAAACGAATCCATCACGAAGGGTGCGTAATATGAGCGACCTCAACTTTAGCCTCCTCCCCTGGCAGCAAGAGGTTTTCAAAGACCCGACGCGCTTTAAGGTGGTGGCTGCTGGACGCCGGTGCGGCAAGTCCAGGCTCGCCGCTACGACGTTGATCATCGAGGCGCTCAAGTGCCCACCGGGCAGTGCGGTGTTGTATGTGGCTCCCACCAACGGGCAGGCGCGGCAGATTATTTGGGATGTGCTCATGGAGATTGGGCGGGAGGTGATCGCCAACAGTCATGTGAACCAGATGGACATCACCATGATCAATGGTGCGAAGATTTATGTGCGCGGGGCTGACCGGCCCGATACGCTGCGGGGGGTGAGCCTGACGTATGCGGTGCTCGACGAGGTGGCGGACATTAAGCCCGAAGCCTGGGAGCAGGTCATTCGGGCGTCACTTTCTGACAAAAAGGGTCGGGCGATCTTTATTGGGACGCCCAAGGGTAGGAATTGGTTCCATGATCTCTATAAGCTGGGGCAGAATGAGACCGATTCGGACTGGAAAAGCTGGCACTTCACGACCAAAGACAACCCGCTGATTGACCCCACGGAGATTGAGAGCGCGAAAAAGACGCTTTCCTCATTTGCCTTCAAGCAGGAATACCTGGCGAGCTTTGACAATGCCGGGTCGGATGTGTTTAAAGAGGAGTGGATCAAGTACGGCGAGGAGCCCCAGCACGGGAGCTACTTTGTTGCTGTTGATCTGGCGGGTTTTGAGGAGGTGGCCAAGCAGGCGGCTAATTCCAAGAAGCGCCTTGATGAGTCGGCCATTGCGGTGGTGAAGGTGACGGATGATGGGAAGTGGTGGGTCAAGGAGATTGAGCACGGGCGCTGGGATATTCGGGAGACGGCGGCTAAGATTTTGATGAAGATGCGCGACTACCGGCCACTGTCGATTGGGATTGAGCGGGGGGCGCTAAAAAATGCGGTGCTGCCGTATTTAAGTGACCTGATGCGAAAAAATGGGGTTTACGGCCATATTGCGGATTTGACGCACGGCAACCGAAAGAAGGCAGATCGGATCATTTGGGCGTTGCAAGGACGCTTCGAACATGGCAGAATCGTGCTAAACAGGGAAGAAGACTGGGCTACCTTCACGGATCAGTTGCTGATGTTCCCGGCGCAGGGCGTGCATGACGACCTGCCAGATGCTTTATCATATATAGACCAATTGGCGGTCACATCTTACTTTGAGCAAGACGAAGAGGATGAGTGGCAACCGCTTGATGTCATCTCGGGTATTTAACCCGACCGCCTAAGAGGTTGAATATGGAATTTTACGAGCCCACAGAAGGCGACAAAGAGCTGCTGGCATTCGTCACCGACCATTGTGATCGGTGGCGTGACTGGCGCGACACGAACTTTCTCTCGGCTTATCTGGAATACGAGCGGATCTTTCGTGGCCAGTGGGCCTCGGAGGACAAGATGCGCGATTCGGAGCGCTCTAAGATTGTCACTCCCGCAACGCAGCAAGCGGTTGAGACTCGCCACGCGGAGATTATGGAGGCGATCTTCGGTCAGGGCGAGTTTTTTGATATTGAAGACGACATCAAGGATGTGAACGGCAATCCGCTGGACGTTGAGATCATCAAAGCTCAACTGATGGAGGATTTCAAGCAGGACAAGATCAGAAAAGCCATTGATCAGATCGAATTGATGGCTGAAATCTACGGCACGGGCATTGGCGAGATTATTGTCAAGACCGAGAAGATTTACGAGCCTTCTACGCAGCCGATTCCTGGCCAGCCGGGGCAAGCTGCCATTGGTGTGGTGGAAAAAGACCGGGTGGCGGTCAAGATTGTGCCGGTCAACCCGAAAAACTTCTTGTTTGACCCCAACGGCACGAGTATTGACGAGTGCATGGGTGTGGCGATTGAGAAATATGTCTCGATCCACAAGATTGTCGAGGGTATGGAGCGCGGGATCTACCGCAAGGTCAACATCCAGCCCGACGGCGAGGATACTGACCTCGAACCCACGCAGGAAGTCACGCAATTTCAAGACGACAAGGTGCGTTTGCTGACGTACTACGGCCTGGTGCCTCGGGAATACTTGAAGGCAGCGGAAGAAAACGAGGTCGAAGACCTTTTCCCTGATGATTCGGTGGCCGATGAGTACTCCAACATGGTGGAAGCCATTGTTGTGATCGCCAATACGGGGCTGCTGCTCAAGGCTGAAGAGAACCCGTACATGATGAAGGATAGGCCCGTGCTGGCCTATCAAGATGACACGGTTCCCAACCGCCTGCTGGGTCGGGGGACGGTGGAAAAAGCATACAATATGCAGAAGGCCATCGACGCCGAGGTGCGTAGTCACCTGGACTCGCTGGCGCTGACCACCGCGCCCATGATGGCGATGGATGCCACGCGCCTACCGCGCGGTGCGAAGTTTGAGGTCAAGCCTGGCAAGGCGATTCTCACGAACGGCAACCCCAACGAAATTTTGTTCCCGTTCAAATTTGGCAATACGGACGGTGCGAACTTGGCCACGGCCAAAGACTTTGAGCGGATGCTGCTGCAATCGACGGGCACGCTCGACAGCCAAGGGATGGTTAGCCAGGGGGCGCGAGATGGTGGCGGGATGTCGATGGCTGTGGCCTCGATCATCAAGAAGTACAAGCGCACGCTGGTGAACTTCCAGGAAGACTTCCTGATCCCGTTCATCCAGAAGGCGACTTTCCGCTATATGCAGTTCGACCCAGAGCGGTATCCGTCGGTGGATATGAAGTTCATTCCGACGGCCACGCTGGGCATCATTGCCCGCGAGTACGAGCAGCAGCAGTTCATTGGTCTCTTGCAGACGCTGGGGCCGAATACGCCGGTGTTGCCGCTGATCTTGAAGGGCATTCTGACCAATAGCTCTTTGAGCAACCGCTACGAGTTGATCGCAGCGCTTGACCAGATGAGCCAGCCCAATCCTGAGGCCCAGCAACTACAACAGATGCAGCAGCAGTTGGCAATGCAGTCGGCGCAGGCTCAGATTGCGGTGCAGACGACGCAGGCAGAGCAGAATCGGGCAGAAGCTGCCAAGCTGATGACCGAGACGCAGCTGATGCCCCAGGAGATGCAGGCCAAGGTGCTGGCC